GATTTAGCTGCAATAGAAGATGAAAACGAAAAGCAATTAAAACTACTAGAAATACAAAAAGTAGCCGAACTAGATAAGATTGCTGAACACGAAAACTTCGCAGAAATGAAACTGCAAATTGATGAAAAATATGCAAGAGAAGTTGGTAAAGTAGAAGACAAACAAGAAGCCGACCAAAAAGCTAGAGATAAAGCCGTATTAAACGCTAAGAAAGGAATGGGAATGCAAGCCCTTAAATTAGTAGAGGGTTTCGCCGGTGAGGGTACTAAAGTTGCTAAAGCTGCTGCGGTTGCACAAGCAACAATTGCAGGTACAGAATCCGTAATACAAACTTTTAAAACCGCTTCCGCTTCTCCTTTAGCGTCGGTTATTCCTGGTTATCAATTTGCACAAGCAGGATTGGCAGCAGGGTTCGCGGCAATGAATATACAAAAAATATTAGCCGGTGAGGGACCAGATGCAAGCGGCGGCGGTGGTGGTGGTGAACAAGAAGTTGTAAACACAACACCAGCCCCACAAATGTTAAGCGGATCATTTAATTTAGAGGGAGCAACGGCTCCAGAACCATTACGTGCATTTGTAGTTACAGATGATATGACTAATAGTCAAAACCAATTAGCAAACATTAGGCGAAGAGCCACAATATAAAAATCAAATAAATAACAAATAAATACCTTTAATAATATGCCTTGTAAAAAATGTAAAGACGATAAAGTAAAGTGGGGAGAAACGGGAGAATGTGAATATGATTCTATAGCGGAATGTGAAGAAGCTAATAAAGATTATTACGAAGATCTTAAAACCACAAAAATAGTAGAATTGTTAGTTAGCGAAGATAACAAAGATTTAACTATTGACGCAATTAGTTTGGTAAACAGTCCGGCAATAGAACAAGACTTTGTTTATTTTGGTAAAGAAAAAAATAACCTAACTTTCGCTAAAATTGATGAAGAAAAAAGAATGATTGTTTCACCGGCTTTAATACCTAACAAGCAAATATTTCGTTACGATCCAAATACAGATAGTGAGTATTATGTTTATTTTAGTCCAGATACTGTAAGAAAAGCGAGTGAATTATACCTTAAACACAATAATCATCACAAAGCAACATACGAACACAGGGATAGAGTAAGTGGTGTCCTAACAGTAGAAAGTTGGATAAAAGAGGGGGATCAGGATAAATCTAAGCTTTATGGCTTTGATCTTCCGAACGGAACTTGGTTCGTAAAAATGAAAATAGAAAACAATGAATTATGGGAAAAAGTTAAAGCGGGTGAATTAAAAGGTTTAAGCATTGAGGGTTACTTTACAAACAAGTTTGAAGATATGCAAAAAAGAGAACCTACAGACGAAGAAATCTTATCAGCTTTAAATGAAATCATAAACCAAAATAAAACAAAATAAAAAATAATCTATTTAATTAAAAACAACAAAACTATGGACATAAAAGAACGTATATTAGTTGCGCTAGGTTTAGATAAACCAGAGCAAGAAATCAAATTAGGTTGGCAAGCTAAAAGCGATGATGGAACAATTTTTGTTTCAACTGCCGAAGAATTAGAAAATGGTGTTGATATTTCAGTACTTACAGAAGATGGTACTACAATACCTTTACCAATTGGAACTTATAAAACTGATACTGGAGTTTCATTCAGGGTTGAAGATGAGGGGGTAGTTGGTGAGGTTATGGAAAGCGAAACAGAAGAAGAAGAAACACCAAAAGAAGAAATGGAGAAAAAAGACAAGAAAAAAGAAGACGAAGAAGACGAAGATATGAAAAAAGATGAAGACGATTATGAAAGCGAAGCAGAAGAAACTGATTGGGCTAAGACTTACGAAGAAATGAAAGATAAAGTCGATAATTTAGAAGATGCAATCGCAGACATAAAAAAACAAATAGGTGAAAGTGGTGATGTAGAAGAAATGACAGAAGAAGTTGTTGAACCATCTACAAAACCAAAAACAATTAAAACAACTGAGGTGAAAGAATTTTCAGCACAAGATGAGATAGAGAAATTAAAAGATGAAAACGAAAAATTAAAAACACAATTATCTGAATCACCTGCTGACTCACCAATTAACACAAATAAATTTAGTTCAGATAGAGCACCTTTGTCAAGAAAGGACTACAGAAAACTATCTAAACAAGAAAGATTTTTATACAACTTAGGAAAATAAATATTAACAATTAAAATAATAAAAAAATGGCGTTTACTACAACATCAAATTTCGCAGGAAAAGCAGCTGGATTCTACATTTCGGCAGCTTTAAAAGAAGCGACATCATTGGACTATTTAACAATGATTGAAAACATTAAATTCAAGAGTAATATACAACGTATGGCAGGATCAGGAGTAGTGGCTGATGCAACGTGCGATTTTACAGATGCAGGAACATTAGCTCTTACAGAGAAAGTTTTAGAACCAAAAAACTTACAAATTAACTTAGACCTTTGTAAAAAAACTTTACTAGATTCTTGGGAAGCTTTACAAATGAGAGCAGGGGCAGGAGCACCTCCACCGGCTTCTTTTGACGATTATGTTATTTCTTATATGGGAGAAATTATAGCACAAGCAACAGAAGAAAGCATTTGGGAAGGAACTGCTGTAGCAGGAAAATTCAACGGATTCTTAGGGGCTGCAACTGGTTTACTTTTACCAGGTGTTGATGCTACTGTTATCCAATCATCTGCAAGTGCTGCGTATGTAGCAGGTAATATAATTGCAAACTTACAAACTTTAACTGCAGATATGGCTTCTAATGTTGGAGCAATATTAAGAAAAGAGGATTTACATATTTATATGAGTCCTAAAACTTATGCTTTATATGTTTCAGCGGTATCTACATTAGGTTATGTAAATGCTTACAATATGAATGGTGATTACGAGCCTGTATTTGAGGGTTACAAAATTGCAGTTTGTCCAGGAATGGCAGACAATCAATTAGTAGCAGGTGAGAAATCAAACTTGTTCTTCGGAACTGACTTGCTTTCAGATCATACTAGAATAACTCTTATGGATATGGCTAACTTGGACGGATCTGATAATATGAGATTAGTAGCAAGATATTCGGCTGGTGTTCAAACTGGAGTTGGTGCAGATATTGTAAGACAATCATAATAAAACAAATTAAACAGAAGCAGGGGTGTAAAAACCCTTGCTCCTTTAACCTTAAAAACATAAAAAAATATGGCTTGTACTGCATTAACGAAAGGTAGAGGACTTGATTGTAATAGAATCGCGGGGGGAGTAAAGAATGTTTATTTTTCAGTTTACTCTGACTTCGGTGATACTGATTGGAGTTACGACGGAACTAACCCACAAGAAATTGACAGTATTGACTGGAACTCTAAAAGCATTTACAAATATGTAATGCCATTAGGAGTTGCTTCGGTTACTGATACTATTACCGGCTCTACGGAAAACGGCACAATATTTTACACTCCTACTGTAAATATTATGCTAAACAAATTAACAAAAGAAGATCAAAACCAAATTAAATTATTAGGACAAACTAAAGTAAGAATTTTAGTTGAGCTTAACGCAAAATTAACATCAGGACACGATGCAATTTTAGCATTAGGATTTGAGAACGGAATGGATCTTAACACGGGAACTATGGACTCTGGAGCAGCTTTCGGTGATCGTAATGGTTATACCCTTACATTTACAGGAATGGAATCTAGACCTATGGCGTTCTTAGAAGACTATACTACATCAATTTTTGATAATAGCGGCTTCACAAACAAAGGAACACCATTTGTTGTTTCAGTATAATTCTTGGTAGTTTTTTAATATTAAAAGGGAGTAACTTAGGTTACTCTTTTTTTTTGCAAACAAATAACAAAAATTTCTCTTATATAGTATGATACAAGCAATAACAGAAACAGATTTGACGGCTTATATACAAACAGAAGACAATAGAATTGATACTTCGGTTAGTAGCGACAAAATAAGACATCTAATTAAATTTACAAATGATTTAAGCGGTTCTGTTCAATATGCTTATTCTACTTCACATTTTATTAGCGATCGTTATACTAGATTACAATTTAGTTATAATTCTACTCCAGACGTTTACACAGGGGATATTAATTTAAAACCGGCAGGCTTTTGGAAATATGAAGCTTATGAAGTGGCTTGGAGTGGTGCGGTTGCTATAAGCTCTGGTAACGCGCCAATAAACGAAAACGATGTACTACCCTCAGGACCTACACACGGAGTTGTTAAAGGGCTTGTAACAAAGGGAAAACTATATGTTTCGGATAAAGACGGAACGCAGCAAGTACAATATAATCAGCATACAGAAACAAGCGGAACAAATTACATATATTACGGACAATAAAAATTTTAAAAATGGCAATAGAAAACGTACAACAATTATTAACAGAGCAACTAGGTAAAAACGGAAATACTGAAATATTTACAACAGCAGCACAAACAAGTAAAAATTTCTATTGCGTTTATTTTCCTGTAAATACTGTTATAGCTAGTATTACGGTAGCAAATGCAACGGGTGAAAGCGCGTTACAAACAACAATTCCGGCGGGAACAACCTTATTTATGAATGTAACTGCAATCACTTTAACAAGCGGTATTGGTATTGGTTACAGAGATGATGTAGTATAATGTTAGCTCTAAAACTAGGAAAAAATATAGGCGGTAACGCAAATAGAAATTCATTTAGTAATTTATATTCTTTACTTTTTGATGGAGTAGATGATTATGTGAATTTAAGTGATGCGCGTGCAGAAATAGATGTACAAATAGGAACGTTTTCTGCTTGGGCTAAACTTGAAACAACAAGTATTAACGCGCCTGTATTTAAATTTTATGTTAATTCTAACAATCAAATTACTATAATTTATTTACACGCTTCTAATCAACTTAAATTTATGTATAAAGGTGGCGGTACTAACACACAGGTACAAGCTTCTTCAAGTATAGAAAATGACGGTAACTATCACCATTTTGCAATGACTTGGAACGTTGATGGTAACGAATTTAAAGCGTATGTAGACGGGGTGCAATTTGGTACTACTCAAACAACTTTTGGTACTTGGTCTGGAACACCATCTATTTTTCATTTAGGACATAATGCCTTATCCGGTAGTGATTTTTGGAAAGGTAATATGGATGAGGTTGCGGTTTTTGATAGTGTAAAAGATGTTACCGCTTTATACAATAGTGGTATACCAAACAATTTAGTAGGTGAAAGTGGTCTGGTTGGTTATTGGAGAAACGAAGAGGGTACAGGAACAACTATTGCGGATCAAAGCGGCAAAGGTAATTCGGGTACTTTAATTAATGGAACAAATTTTAGCAGAGTAGTACCATAAAACATTAAATATGAAATACGTTATTTACGAAATGATTAATGCAAATTTTATAGATTTTA